CCCGCGTCGTGCACGGCGTGGGTGTGGCTGTTGACGGTGACGCTGCCCAACAGCGGCGGCACGCTGCGGTATGCGGCGAACACCGAAGACGTCAGCTACGGGGGCAACACGTATACGGCGTTCAACTTCTCCATCGGTGGGTTCACGTGCGACTCTGAAGGAGAGATCCCCGAGTTGACCATGACCGTGACCAACGTGGGCTATGTGCTCCAGGACTACATGCGGACGTGCAACGGTTTGGTCGGGGGCACGATCAGCTTCGTGCAAGTCAACACGGACTACCTCGCCGAGGACTACGGTGACGACGTGGTGAGCATGACCATCGTGGGGACGGAGAACCGCTGGCCGGATGTGGCGTTCACGCTGGGGGTGCCGTCGTCCGTGCGCTATCGCGTGCCGGAGGATCGGTTCAATCCGCATTCCTGCCGGCACAAGTTCAAATCTACGCGATGCGGTTACACCGGCGTGTTGACGACGTGCAGCCGCAACCCGGATGACTGCGTGGCCAGAAGCATGTTTCCGGGCAACTATGGAGGCCCCTTGAGCCTGCGGAGAGAGGCGGTGCGCTACGCATGATCCGGTTCACGCCCAAAGAGCTTGATGCGATCCTCGCCGACTTTCTGGGCAAGCCCTACCGGCGCATGGCGACGGGACCGGACGCCTACGACTGCTACGGGCTGGTCAAGGCGTTCATGGGTCGGTTAGGGGTGGAGATCCCCGAGATCGGCAAGGTGGACCCGGCTGATTCCCGGCCGGTGTACGAGCAGCAGCAGACCGACTACGTCCGACTGGACTGGCCGAGGCCGTGGTCGCTGGTGACCTTCTCGGGCCGAGACCTGAACGCGCACATCGGCGTGGTGCTGCCGAACGACAACCTGTTCCTGCACTGTCCGGGAAGGGCGGCGGGCAAGGTGATTGCCGAACCGCTCTCCCGCAAGCCGTGGCGGGACACGATCGACGGCTATTGGTGGCCGAGAAGCTACCTCGAAACAGTCCTCATGCTCACGCCGATGACCACGAAGCGCGCGTGGCAGTTCGTGCGGTGCGATGGGCGCAGTCTGCGCCAGATCATCGAGCAGGACATCACCGATGGCCGGGATGTCCAGGTGCAGGCGTTTCTTGATGGGCAGTTGGCCGACGATTGGGACCAGGTGCCGGGTCCGACCAACCAGCTTGTCATTCGCCCGATCATGGGCGAGGGCGAGCAGGCGCTGATGATCGGCGGGATGCTGGCATTGTCGCTGCTTGCGCCGTGGGCGGCGGTGGCGCTCAATCAGGGGTTGGCCCTTGGGCTTGGGGAAATCGGGCTGGGCGTCCTGAAGGCCGGCGTGATGATGGGCGGGGCGCTGGCGCTCAATGCCCTGGTGGGGCCGGGCGAGGGATCGAAGAACGCCAGCCAGCACTACACGTGGGAGCCCCAGACGACGCAGCGGGTGGGCAGCTTCATCCCCTTGGTCTACGGGACGTACGGGGTCCGGGGCAATGTGATTTGCTCCTACGCCACCAGCGAGATCGTCACGGAAACCAATCCGTTCAACAAAGAGACCCAGGTGGACTATGCCACCGATCTGTACTGGTTGAAGATCGCCTACTGCGACGGGCCGATCGAGGGGATTGTCGAGGGCACCGAGCGGCTCAACGGCAAAGACCCGGCACAGTACAGCGACTCGGACGACTTCGTTCTGGAGCACTTCACCGGCACGGACGATCAGGCGGCGTCCAGCGTGCCGGATGCGTTCGAGATTCCGGTCAACCAGCTCTGCGATGACCCCACAGGAGGGGACAACGAGGTCACGGCCACGTTCACGGCGGTCAAATGCGACCGGGCGGCGGTGGTGCTGCGGTTCCCGAACGGGTTCACGAACTACTCGTCTGATGGGGACCACAAGGCGACGAACGTGGATGTGACGATCCGCATCCGGGAAGCCGGCGGAGCATGGCACACACTGGCGGACGGGGACATTTGGGGGGACACGACCGAGCCTGTGCGGATTCATCGGTGGTTCGATGAAACCTACACCGGGGGCAGCGCGTTCACGCTGGTGGCGGGGACGACCTACGAGGTGGAGGTGACCCGCAACAACAGTCGCCACCACGACCACGGCGACGACTTCTACTTCGACTGCATCCAGTGTGCGTTCAGCACGGCACAGAAGCACCCCGGACTCGCATACACGGCGATCGGGGCGGCGGCGAGCAAGGACATCAGCGGCGCGATCGACTACTACGCGGTTATCAAGGGCAAGCTCGTTCGGGTGTACGATGACGATACTTCCACCTGGAGCATCGAGTGGTCGGACAATCCGGCGTGGGTGGCGTACGACATCCTGACCCGTCCGGTCATCAAGGGCAACGGGGATTCGGTGCCGTATGCAGTGGAGTCGTACCGGCGGCTCAATCCGAGCTATCTGGTGCTGGACGACTTTGTGGCCCTGGCGGACTGGTGCGACACGATGGTTTCGGACGAAACCGGGGGGACGGAGAAGCGGTACGTCTTCAACGGCGTCTTCGATGAAGAAGGGTCCACATGGGAGCAGGCGATTCGCGTGCTGCGGAGCGCCTGTGCGATGCCGTACTTCCGGGGCAACAAGATCGGGGTGGTGATCGACAAGCCGGGCACGCCGGTGCAGATGTTCAACGTCTCGAACCTGCGAGAGGGGTTCAGCGAAACCTGGATCGACACGTCGGAGGCCGCGACGGTCTACGACGCGGAGTTCTACGACGAGGGCGGCGACTACGGGGCGGAGTCCTGGCCGGTGCCTCTGCTGGGGGCGGAGAACGACATCCCAGCGAGCCTGGACTGCTTCGGGCACACGAAACGCTCGAGGGTCTGGCGGTACGCCAGCCGGCAGCTTCGCGTCAACCAGTACATGAAGCGGATGGTGGAGATTCCCGCGTGCCTCGATGCGATCTACACGAATCTCGGCGACATTGTGTACGTGCAGCATCCGAGCCTCCAACGGGCCACAGGCGGACGGATCGTGGCGGTCTACGCGGACGGAGTGAAGGTCGATAAGCCGTTGACGATGGGAGCGGGCGATTACGGCCTGCTGATCCGCACGCACGATGGAACGGCGGAGAGGCTGACGCTGTACGAGGTGGATGAGGTCACAGGGGCCGAAGAGGGTGACAACGACATCGTCAAGATCGTCGGCGAGTGGGAGTACACGCCCAACGTCAACGACCTCTGGACGTTCGGCGAAGAGGTCAAGGTGATCGACCTGTACCGGGTCAAGGGCTTTGAGCGGTTTGGCGACGGGCGGGTGCTGATCCAGGCGGCGCAGTACACCACGGACTACTACGCCGACGACGAGGAAGCCCCGAAGATCGAGGCCAAGACCTACAGCCAGACCAAAGGGGGGATTGCGCCGAGCCTGCGGCCGACGACGGCGCAGGCGGTGGCGGCGGATCGGACGGACGGCAACAGCGCGGTGGACACGATCCTGTGGGAGGGTCTTGCGTTCACCGGGGATGCCGTGGACACGGTGACGTGGGAATGCACGGGGGCGGGGATCAAGTACAAGGGCGTGTGGTGCCCCATCGAAGACGATGCCACGGGGACCACCGACAAGTACGTCTACTTCGACCCGGCGGTCGGTGACCCTCGCTACCTCCAGCACACGAACGATCTGGCGGATCTGGCAGGCTACGAGCGGTACGTCTTCTGCATCAATGACGGCGGCGTGGCGTACTTCCAGCCGGGTGTGTTGATCTCGACGGACCATATCAAGCTGGCCGGGATCGAGGCCGGTGCGACGGCCGGTGCGACCTGGGGCGTGAACATCGCCGATCAGCCTGACGGGTATCTCATCACCTGGAAGGGCACGCACAGCGAGCACCCCGCCAGCCCGGAGGAAGGCTGGGCGTACTACAATTCCACGGCGGGCAAGAGCTACATCTACCAGGATGAGTCTTGGTATCAGATGACGGCCGATGGCGTCGATGGGGCCAACGGGTCCAATGGCAACGATGGCCTGTCGATTGTGTGGAAGGGCGATTCAGCGTCGCCGCCGGCGGACCCGGAGACAAACTGGGCCTACCGCGACACGGACGATGGGATCGTCTACATCTACGATGGTCTGGCGTGGGAGCCGATGGTCTACGACGGCTCCGATGGCGTGGATGGGACCGATGGCGAGGCCGGCGCGGCTGGTGTGGATGGGACCGATGGCCTGAGCGTGTTCATCACGTACCACGACAATGAGGCCGACGATCCGCCGGACGCGCCGACAGGCGATGGGACCACCGGCGGCTGGCATACGAACGCTTCGGCGGATGTGGTGTGGATTTCGCAGAAGGTCGCGGCGTCTGCGTCGGAGGGGACGTGGGGCACGCCGGTGCGCATCAGCGGCACGGCGATCTGGAGCGAGATCATCGGTCAGCCCTACGACCAGCAGAATCTGGTCAAGAAAGGCACGTTTGAAGACGGCAGTAAGGGAACATGGCAGTATGGCTCAGGTACTATTACGGTAG